GAGCCGTTCGAGACTCCTGACGGCTTCAGAATCATGTATCCTGCGGACTGCACCGGGGAATCTGACGTTCCGCAGCAGGAGATCTGGAACTGTCGATGCACTCTCTTGGCATGGGTGAAGGGCTTCGAGGGCGACACGGTGAAATCTTCGCCGAAGATGGGGGAGATGACGTTCGACGAGTGGCAGCATGAGCACGCTGATTATGAAAGCTCAAGGACGAAGGTCCGCACTGTAAAAGACGTTCAGCGATTTTCTGGCACAGGAAACGTTACTCGAAGCCAAGCATCTGATGACTGGTTTAAATATGAAAAAGCCAACACCATGGCAGAGTATATCCGGACTGGAGATATGCCGCACGAAGATATGTACGGAACTCCGCTCTCTGATGATGAACGAGAACGACTCGCGCATGAGGCAAACCTGATACAAGAAGTTGGTGAAAAGACAAAAACCGAGTACAAGACTTTATATCGCGGTATGGTTGTAGATGAGGATGAAATCAGGCGGATCACACCGGGAGAGGAATACGTATTTAACACGCTCTCGGCGGCAACGCCAAAGAAAGACATCGCTTCGATCTACATGAATGTTGAGAACGCAGGAGGCGAAGGAGTGCCTGTCATCTTCGAGATCCAAAAGTCCGATGGTATTTTTGGATTTAAGCGGGACGATCTCGAGACTGTATTGCCGAGGGGATCAACGTTCAAAGTCACGCGAAATTATATGGACAGCGATGGCGTCGTTCACGTCAGCCTTTATGCTAAAAAGGGTAAGAAGAATGTTGTTTTCTAATAACGATTTCGGTCATGTTTTTATTGCGGGAAACCAAAGCGGAAAGATCGTTTCTCTTGATTTCACACAGTCTGAAGAAGAGAACGAGCTACTCGGCAAAGGATTACTTCTTGATTTAAAGGAGATGCTCACGTGAACGTCAAATTCGAGTCCAACCGGATCGAGGTGGAGACGGCCATGAAAGAGGGCGTAGAACGCGCTCTGGAGGCCATTGGGATCCAGTGTGAGTCCCACGCGAAGAACAACATCACTCAGGCTGGAAGAATAGGTGTATCAGGCCGACTGAGGAACTCTGTGGCCCATCAGGTTGTGGTGGGAGAAAAGGCTGTCTACATCGGGTCCGATCTGGAGTACGCGCTCTACAATGAGGTCGGGACTGGTATCTACGCCGAGGGCGGAGGAGGCCGCAAGGATCCGTGGCGATACCAAGACGAAAAGGGCGAGTGGCACAGGACGGTCGGTATGAAGCCCATCCACTTCCTGAAGAACGCGGTGGCCGACCATCAGGATGAATATGTCGCGATAGCAAAGCAGATGTTGCAGCAGTAAAGTGGTTTATTTGAACCACTTTTTTTTTATGTCTAAAATCAGATTAGCGAATGGAAAGCAACCCACCGAAGAAAAGGAGCTGAACAAATGGCACTTACCAGAAAATTTCTGTCCGCGCTGGGCATTGACGCGGACAAGGTCGATGAGATCATCGACGCGCACACGGAATCCATCAACGCCCTCAAGGAACAGAGGGACCAGTACAAAGCAGACGCCGAGAAACTCCCGGCGGTGCAGAAGGAACTCGACGACCTGAAAGCAGACAGCGGCGACGGGTTCGAGCAGAAGTACAAAGACCTGAAGAAGGAGTATGACGACTACAAGTCCGAAGTCACCGCGAAGGAGCTGAAGTCTCAGAAGGAGGCAGCATACAGGGAGATCCTGAAGGATGCCGGGATCGGTGAGAACCACATGTCTAAGGTGCTGAAGTACACAGACTGGGAGTCCGTGGAGCTGGACGACGACGGGAAGGTCAAGGAGGCCAAGCAGCACATCAAGGATGTGAAGGCGGAATGGCCGGAGCTGATCGTAACCAAGTCGGCGCAGGGTGCCGATACACACACTCCGCCTGAGGGCAGCGGCAAAGCCTACAGCTCGAAGGAGGAGATCATGAAGATCGCGGATGCCGGAGAACGACAGAAAGCGATTGCAGAAAACCACGAGTTATTCGGATTTTAAAGGAGACAGAAAATGGCAAACGTTACAACCACAGCCGAAACCAACTTAGTTAAGGCCGCCAACATGGCGAAGGCCCGTGAGGTGGATCTGGTCTACCAGTTCACTCACAATTCCCTTGACAAGCTCATCGAGCTGCTGGGCGTCACCCGGAAGATCCCGATGATGGAAGGGACCACGATGTACGTCTACGCCACGACCGGGACTCTTCAGAGCGGCGCTGTGCCTGAGGGCGAGATCATTCCGCTGTCGCAGTACGCCAGAACGAAGACCGCTGTCGGCGAGATCACCCTCAAAAAGTGGCGCAAGGCCGCCTCTGCCGAAGCTATCAAAAAGTCCGGCTATGAAGAAGCAGTCAGAGCGACCGATGCAAAGCTCATCAGGGACGTCCAGACGGCCATCAGAACCGACTTCATCGGCTTCCTGAACGGCACGATCACCGGGTCCTCTACGGCGAGCGGTGCGACCCTTCAGGCAGCTCTGGCGGACGCCTGGGGCCAGCTGCAGGTCAAATTCGAGGATGACGCCGCTGAGGCTGTGTACTTCCTCAACCCGCTCGATGTCGCCGATTATCTGGGGACCGCTCAGGTCACGATCCAGACGGCGTTCGGCCTGAACTACATCAAAGACTTCCTCGGCCTCGGCACGGTCATCCTGACCAGCGGCGTCACGCAGGGGACCTTCGTCGCGACGGCCAAGGAGAACATCATCATGTACTACCTGACGATGAACGGCGATATCGCGAACGCCTTCCAGCTCACTTCCGACGAGCTCGGCGTGATCGGCATCAAGTCCGGCTACCAGAACGAGGAGAGAGCCCAGATCGAGTCTCTCGTGATGGACGGGATCCAGTTCCTGGTCGAATACGCTGCCGGCGTCGTCAAAGGCACTATCGGCACGACGACTCCGTGATGAGGTGAGAAATGCTGTCTGAGGTGTGCAGATATCTTAATAACTGGTTTGATGATAGCCGCACGTTCGGAGACTTTGAGATCGAAGACGGCGTCCTCCTTGATGTGGATCTGCAGGCCGGGCAGTACTTCCGAATCATTGATTCGGTCTTCAACGACGGGGTCTACCAGTGGCCCGTATCCAACCTGAGGGACGAGAAGTTCCACGGGGCGGTGTGGGCGCTGAAGATCCCGCCGGAGATCATCGCTATCTCTGACGAGATCGATGCCTGGAAGGAGAAGTATCTGGGCGCTGACAGCGCGGCGCTGGGACCGTTCACTTCCGAGTCGTTTGGCGGGTACTCATATTCTAAGGGCACGACGGCGGACGGCAAGGTGGCCGGCGGAGACTGGACACAGGTCAGCGGGTTCACGTCAAGGCTCAACGGATGGAGGAGACCGAGATGTCGTTACTGAGCGAGGCCATGGATGTCTGCGTGCTGCTTAACAAGCAGACAACGGCGGACGGCTACGGCGGGTATATATCCGCGTATACGGACGGGGCTGAGTTCCAGGCAGCTATAGTCTTCGACACGTCCATCGAGGCGAGGGTCGCCGAGGCGCAGGGAGTCACATCCCGGTACACGGTGACGACGTCCCGGAAGATGGTGCTGGAGTACCACGACGTGTTCAGACGAGTCAGGGACGGGAAACTGTTCCGAGTGACTTCCGACGGGGACGACAAGTACACCCCAAAGAGCGCGGGGCTTGATATGCGGCAGGTGACCGCGGAGGAGTGGAATGGATAAGGCGCAGGCTTTGAACGGCTTCTGGTCGTCCTTCGGTCTTGCTTGCTACGACGAGCAGACGGTCCCGGACGAGGCTGTCCTTCCGTACATTACCTACGAGACGATCACCGACTCGCTTGACAACCAGCTGAGGCTGACGGGGTCCTTGTGGTACAGATCCAAGTCATGGGAGGAGATCACCCAAAAGGCGCAGGAGATAGCGGACTATCTCGGGCCGGGAGGCGTCAACCTTCCCTATGACGGCGGGTCCTTATGGATCACGAGGGGGACGAGCTTCGCCCAGAGGATAGCGGATCCGAACGACGACGGAGTCAGGAGGATCTACATCAACATCAATGCCGAGTTCCTCGGCTCAAACTAAAGGAGACATGAAATGGCAGGTCTTAAATTTACACAGGTACCGGCTGACACTTTCGAAAAGCTGCAGCTGAACGCCGGGATCCTCGTTGACACCTTCACTCCGGCTACCGGGGTAATCGGGAATATCCTGGGTGCGACGTCCGGAGGGATCAGCTTCGCCTCGAATCCGTCATTCACAGACTTCGGCGAAGACATAGACAACGTCCCAAACAACATGAAGGAGCTGAAGCATCTGCAGGCTTTCGACCCGGCGATGAGCGGGACTTTCCTGACGGTGACGGCAGCGGTCGCAAAATTGCTGGTCGGCGCG